AAGGGTGTTGATGGAGAGCAGTATCTTGTTTACAAGCTCTGGGCGTGTGATGCTCTTGGCAGCACGTGCCTCTTTCCATCCCTCAGTATTACACCATTTGGATATGGTGTTGCGTGATACGTCAATCTTCTCGGCAATCTCGTTCTGCCCCATACCGCTGAGGTAGAGGGTGCGTGCCAATTCTTTCTTCTTTTCAATGTCTGCTTTACTCATATATGAAATGATTATGTTGAACAACGGTGCAAAATTGGTTGAAATTCTCTTGGTGACCAAAGAGTTGTGAAGTGGTTGCATAGCTTCGTGCAACCGTTGCACACTTATTTTGTAGGGCGATAAAAGTGCGGTAATATTGCACCGCAAATGGGCGATGAAGCCTTTCATTTATTTGGAAAATAAATATATGAGCAAGAGAGTACGAATCACAAATGATAGCCTGAACAGTTACGGAAGCCGTGTGCTGACTTCGGGCGTGAACACGGAGCAATACCAGCGTAACCCGGTGCTGCTCTACAATCATCGGCGCGGTGATGTCATCGGTATCGTGAAGGACATCCGTGTGGAGAACAACGAAATTACCGGCGAACTGGTCTTCGATGAAGCTACCGACTTGTCTGTACGCTGCAAGAAGCAGTTCGAGTTTGGCAGCCTGCGTATGGTGAGCATGGGTATAAACATCCTGGAACTCAGCGATGACAAGCAGCATCTCGTTGTGGGGCAGACACGCCCCACGGTGACCAAGAGCAAACTGTTTGAGGTGTCGTTGGTGGATGTCGGTGCCAATGACGATGCCATCGTGCTGTACAAGGACGAAGAGCGTATCACGCTGGGTAAGGACGGAGAGTGTGCCTTACCCCTATTAAATAACCAACAACCCAATCAACAAAAGATGGAACAGAAAGAGTTGGCCCTATTGTTGGGCTTGCCGGAAACGGCAGATGAGGCGACCATCCGTGCCGCCATTTTGGAACTGAATGCCGCCAAGACTGAGAATGGTACCTTGAAGACTGCCAACGAAGCGTTGGTTCTTGCTCAGGTGGGTACACTTGTAGACAAGGCCATTGCCGAGAAGCGTATCGGTGCTGACCGCAAGGATCAGTTCCTGAGTCTCGGTAAGGAAATCGGTGTCGAGAAGTTGCAGAAGACTTTTGAGGCCATGTCGCCTCAGGTGAAGTTGAGCACAGTGATTGGTCATCATGGCGGAGCACCCACGGGCGAAGTGGCCACCTACAAGAAGTTGAGTGATGTCCCGGTCGAGAAGTGGGCGGAGCTGCGCGATAACTCCCCTGAGGACTACAAGAGACTCTATGAGGCAGAGTATGGCATGGCGTGTGAGATTTAGTACAAACCATTAAAAACGTAGAGAAACATGAAAGTGATTTTTTCAGTGTTGACCGCAGTATTGTTTAACTGTGTCAGCGGTTCGCTGCTCGGTGCAGCGTTAGGTGTGGCTCCTATGGCCGGTGCCATAGGAATGAATGTGGCAGCAGCCTTGTTCGGTGCTCCTCAGGGAGTGATGCTTGCCGGAGTGTACAAGGAGATTTGGACGGGTGAGCTTGTGAAGTCGCTTCGCGGAATGATGGAGGGCACGTGGCTCGATGGTCTACCCGATGCTTCATCGTTGGTGGATAACGATGTCATCCATTTGGTGGATGTAGGTGTAGACCCCGACGTGCTTATCAATAACACAACCTATCCTATTCCTTTGCAGGCACTCGAAGATGCGGACATCGCCTTTAGTCTTGACAAGTTCCAGACCAAGGTGACTCCGATTACCGATGATGAGTTGCATGCCATCAGCTACGACAAGATTTCAAGGGTGAAGGAAGGTCATGCTAACTCCATTCACGATGGAAAGTATGCCAAGGCCGCCCATGCCTTGTGTGCGAGTGAGAACACGAAGCTGACTCCCATACTTACCACTTCGGGGGAGCGTGTGGAAGAGACCGGCCGTCTGCGATTTACGCCAAAGGATATTGTCCGTATGAAGGATGCTCTCGACAGTTTGGGTGTTCCAGCCGAAAACCGCCGTCTGGTATTGTGTCCCGATCATGTGAATGACCTGTTGCTCGCTGATGAGAACTTCGAGAAGCAGTATAACCTCAATCGTGTCGATGGTAAGGTGGGTCGTCTGTATGGTTTTGACATCTTTGAGTATGCCAATACCCCGTACTATACGACTGCCGGTAAGAAGAAAACACTCACTGAAACAGCCGGTACAGGTGAGTTCCATTGCTCGTTTGCCTTCTACACCAAGCGCGTGTTCAAGGCTACCGGTTCGACCAAGATGTATTGGAGTGCTGCCGAGAACGATCCAGAGTATCAGCGTAACAAGGTAAACTTCCGTCATTATTTCCTCTGTATGCCTAAGAAGGCTGATGCAGGTGTGACAATGATGAGTGGTTACATTGCCGAAGGCTGATAATACCTCGATTCATTAACCATTAAACAAGAAAGAATATGGAAGAGAAAAAGACAGCAAAGATTAAGGTGTTGCAGCCTTTCCGTGACAAGTTTGAAAAGTCGGTGCTGTATCAGCCTGGTCAGGAACTCGAGTTCGAGGCTCCGCGTGCCGAGGACGTAGTGAACCGTGGGTTGGCCGAGTATGTAGAACCCTTGGGATAACGTACCCGTGGCAAACCTGAATTATTTAGTCCTGCACTGCACAGCCACGCCAGAAGGCCGTGAGGTATCTTCCGAAGAGATACGCCGATGGCACACCGACCCGGTATGCAAGGGTGGGCGTGGCTGGCAGCAGGTTGGCTATACCGACCTGATACATCTTGACGGGCGCATCGAGCGTCTGGTTGCCAACAACGAGGATGCGAATGTCGATCCGTGGGAGATCACCAATGGAGCCAAGGGGTACAACTCCGCAAGCCGACACATCGTGTATGTGGGAGGTGTGGCTTCAGATGGTAAGACAACCAAGGATACTCGCACCAGGGCACAGCGCGAAGCGATGGAGTCCTATGTGAAGGACTTCCACCGTCGGTTCCCGAAGGTTCGTATCATCGGTCACGGTGAAGTGGCGGCCAAGGATTGCCCGAGCTTCGATGTACAGGTTTGGTTGGAATCAATCGGAGTCAATCAGTAAGACGAGTGGAATATGGAATCCAGCGAGATACTCAACTATATACTTGGCGGCGGTCTGTTGGCGGCAGTTGTGGGCATCGTGACCTTGAAAGCGACCCTGCGCAAAGCGAATGCTGATGCCGAACGCGCCATCGCCGAAGCCGAGTCGGTGCGTATCGACAACGCTGAGCACGCCACCCGAATCTTGATAGAAAATATCGTAGAACCATTAAAGATAGAATTGAATGCGACCAGAAAAGAGTTCGACTCTACCAAACGGGAGATGGCACGCCTGCGCAAGGCCATCGATACTGCAAATCGCTGCAAGCATTCTGACGGTTGCCCTGTGCTTAACCGCTTGCGCCTCCCGAAAGGAGAGCAGCCAGACGGGGACGACGGCAGTCCGGGCATACGCGGACAGCCTGATAAATGAGCTTCGAAGCAAGGAGACGGTTACGGTACCGCAGTCGCAGGTGGTGTTGAAGATACCCATTGACGACCTCCTTCGTTTGCCGAAGGATGCCGGGTACCACGACAAAAGCGGACAGGCAAGTGCCTCGGTGCAGTTTGACCAGGATACGGTATATGTGTTTGCTACATGTGACAGCCTGCAGCGTATGTGTAGCTACTACGAGCGGAAATATGAACTTTACAAGGGGGAATATGAAAACCTTATGGCGCTTCGTGAAAGTGAACTTGAAGAGGAGCCTCCTGACGTGATTCGTGTCTTCTTTCAAGGTGTACTGGCAGGTGTACTGCTAACAATAGTAACTATCATATTCATCAAACTTAAAACAAAACGACTATGAGCAATAGCAAATTTATGTATGGTATCGGTGCTCTCATCTTCAATGAGAAGACCATCGGTTACATCGAAAAGAACAGTTTTGACTGGGGCGGTACTAAGCCCGAGAAGGTCGATATTGAGGCCGAGCAAGTTCCTGACGCACCAGTGTTGACACTGGCGACCAAGAACGGAAGCATCGCCCCCACTTTCAACCTTATCCAGCTCGACTACGAGAACTTGCACCTTGCCCTTGGTGGTACCTTGGTCGGTACTGAAGGCGCATATACTGGTTGGAAGGCTCCGACTGACCTTGTAGAGTTGCGCGGAAAGTGCGAGATTGAGTTGAAGAGCGGTCAGACAGTGACTATCCCCAGTGCTACATTGATGTCTAACCTTGCAGGTAAATTGACACTCAGCGAGGTGTCCAAGATTGAGTGCCAGTTGACGGTTAACAAACCGACTGACGGTAGCGCTCCTTACGAAATCAACGACACAAAGGAGTAGCGTATGGATGAGCGTGTGATACGACGCATACAACAGGAGGGAGCCGAGGCATTGCTTGATGCTGGTGTCTCGGTACCTTTGAAGGAGGTGCGTCTTCCGTTTCGGAAAGAACCGATACGGCTGCGCGTGACGATGAAACGACCAACGATGTCCGGGCAGTTGCATATTGCCCGGACATATTTGTCTATGGGAGTAACGGCAAAGGAAATGGGGGCTTTTACCAAGGAGGAGGAGATGGCCTTTATTGCCAACCATAGCAAAGCTGTGAGCCGTATAATTGCTTACGCGATATGCCGTGGGTATGTTGCCCGTCACCTGTTGGTAGGATTGACTGCCTGGTGGATACGCAACTTCATGGAACATCGCTACATGATGGGTGCTTTTATGACCTTCGTGCGGTTTATGGGTACCCGCCCTTTTATAAGTATTATCAGATCCGCAGAGATGTCGAATCCGATGAATCTGCGTCTGAGCCAAAAAAGAAAGGGGAGTTAAAGACCCGCCATGAGGGTTCGCATAGCCCCTTCGGTTTTATCTGGCAGATAGCCTCTGCCACAGGGTGGAGCGTGGAGTATATACTGCATGGTGTAAACTACCAGACCCTGATAATGATGCTCTCGGATGCGCCCCGTTATGTGCGCGTGGATGAAGCGTCCGATGACGGCCGTAGTGCCGAAGAAGAAGGAAACGATATAGTACAATTATTTCAAAGCAGACTGAACGAATGAAACCTGTAGAACTGGAAATTCTATTGCGTGACAACCTGAGCACTGGCCTTAACAAAGTCGGAAGCATGGTGGACGGACTTTTGGGTAAAGCCCGCAAGGCGAATGCTGGGTTGAAGGATATGGAAGGGGAAGTGACGGTGCTGCGTAACGTTATAGCTATGTACGAAGCCCAATTGGAACACTTGCGAGCCATTAGTGAAGCGGTTCCGATAGACCTTGACCAAAGCGAAAACATAGCCCAAATAAAGATGCTTGAGGAACAACTTGAGGGATTAAAGAATGAATTGCAGCAGTTGCAGACTTTATCGGCTCAAACGAAAGTTACCCCAGGTGATATACCCCAGGCGCAGGGTAAGTTTAACGGATTGCACAACAGCATTCAGCAGATGGCCCGTGAGATGCCTTCATTGGCGATGGGGCCTCAAACCTTCTTCATGGCCATCAGTAACAACCTCCCCATATTTACGGATGAGGTTGCACGCGCACGCAATGAGTATAACGCTCTTGTTGCTGCAGGAGGTAAAGGTATACCCGTATGGAGGCAGATTTTGAAGTCTTTGTTCTCATGGCAGACAGCGCTCACCACGGGTATCATGTTGCTCGTGATGTATGGGGATGAGATTGTCGCTTGGGCGAAGGATCTGCTCGGGGCGAAGAAGAGCCTTGCCGAGACTTGCGAGACACTTGATGAGTTCCAGAAGTCCGTGGCTGATACAGCCTCAGGAGTGCTTTCTTCTTATGACCGTTTGGCTAAAGGATGGGGTGAACTCGGCAATGACATGAAAGCCAAGGAACACTATATCGTAGAGAATCGTGATGCCATTGACGGCTTAGGAGTATCAGTAAACAATACCGCAGAGGCGGAACGTCTGTTCAATGCAGGAAAGGATAAGTTCATCGAGTCCGTGATGGCACGTGCCCGGGCTTCGGCTGCAATGGAACTGGCCTCGAAGGAGTATAAGAAAGCCATAGAAAAGATGGTGGAGGCGGATGCATTACCGGAAAAGAAAACCTACAAAGCATTCCAAGGAACCAATTTGTTCCGATTGTTCGATAAGGATGCTTGGTTGGAAATTGAATATGACAATCCTCTTAAGCAAAAGAAAGAAACAGAAGCCGAGGAACTGTTTACGTCTGCTTCCGAATTAGTCACCAAATATGCGGTATTCTCGGAAAAGGAAAGAGAGATATTGAAAGGTATCGGCATCGAGTCAACGGAAGCTATTATTGAAGGTTCTGTGGCTGCCATTGAAGCATCCATTGCCTTGAAGGAGCAGGCCTTGAAAGAGGCGACGAATGCCGAAGACTACAATCGTATATCAGCAGAAATAAAGGCCGAGAAATCGAAGCTCGCTGCCATCATCAGTCGTGACACCTCGTATGTGCGTGCCGTAGAAAAGGCAGGGCAAGAGGTTAAGCAAGCCGAACGCGATGCGTTCAACGAACGTCGTGAACAGGACGATGAGTTTTACTATGAACGCGAACGTAACCGTATCGCGCTCGAAAAGGATGCATCCAAACGGGCGAAGATGCAGCGTGACCTTGATAACCGCATACAACTCGACCAGTTGGAGCAGGAGCGTATGGATGCCGTGGAGGCAGAAAAGAAAAGGCAGAAGGCCATCTTTGATGCTCAGGAGAATGCCAAGCAAGCTAAGGATGCCAACTATGTAAAGAAAAACTTCACCGATGCTGATATCGACCAATCGAAGATTACGGAGATAAACAATCAGTATGCAGCTCTTAGGGACCTGACCATCAAGTTGCAGAGACAGACCGAGGTCGAGGTGTTCAAGGAGGAGTTGGCTGTTATGCGTGATACCTTGAAAGAGTACGGGAACTTCCAACAGCAGAAACTTGCCATCGCAGAGGAATATGCCGAGAAGATAAAGAACGCTACCACAGAGGGTGAGAAGATTGCCCTTGGCAAGGAGCGTGACAGTGCCCTTGCCGGTGTGGAGGCTCAGGAACTGAAAGCCAGCATTGATTGGGGTGTTGTATTTGGTGAGTTCGGTGGTATGTTCTCGGGATTGATAGAACCCGTATTGGCCGATGCGAAGAAATACATGCAGACGGACGAGTTCAAGAATGCAGATCACGACAGCCAGGCTGCAATCGTGGAAGCCGTACAGCAGATGGAACAGGCATTGGGTGGTGCAGACAAGGTGAGTTTCAAAAAACTCGGTACCGACATTACGGCATATCAGAATGCCCTGAAGGACTTGAAGGAAAAACAGTCGGAATATATAGGCCTTTATGCGGAGCTCGTGGAAAAGCAAAAGGCTTATGCCACTGCATTGGAGAAGGGTACCAAGGAGGAACAGGATGCCGCCAAGCAAGCTCTTGATACAGCGCAGGCCAATGTGGATGCCGCCGAGCAGAACATGGAAGCCATGCAGAACACAGTCAATGCCGCTCAGCAGACCATGACGCAGACGGCAACATCCTTGAAAACAAGCATGGATGGCGTTATCGGTGGTTTGCAGAAAATAGCCTCGGGCAGTGCCGGTGCAGCCTTTGAGGGATTGATACAGCTCGGGAACAGTGCCAAAGCCATTGGAGGCAAGCTGGGCAATGCCATGGGTAAGGTTGCAGACAGGTTGGAGTCTGTACCCATTGTCGGCTGGATACTCAGTATCCTGGACATCTTCAAGGATGGAGCTGCGGTTGTCATTGATGGGCTGCTCGATTCTATTTTCGGTGCGGTCGCTGGAATCATCGAAGACGTGTTCAATGGCGAGCTCGTTTCAGTGATCATTGATTCTGTCATACAAGGTGTGGTCAATATCTTTGCTGCCATTACCGATAGCATCGCAGGATGGTTTGGTGGAAACTTCAGCTTGTCGGAGGCTTTGGGACTTGGTTCAAGTATTCCGGGCCTTGAAGAGTCTATGGAGAACTTGAAGGGAGCCAATGAAGATCTGACGCGAGCCATCGACAACCTATCCGAGAAAATGGATGATGCCACGACCGCTGAAGCTGCGGACATATACAAGGAGCAATTGAACCTCATTGACCAAAAGGAGGCCAATGCCAAGTCTCAGATGTCGCAGTCCGGCTCAGCCTATAACAATGGCCTATGGGGACTTTTCGGTGAGCACTCATCGAACTATCATATAGATGAGAATATGACTTCTAATGATTGGAAACGTATCTCGGATATTGTAGGAAGGGACATAGACAGTGCTGGAGACTGGTGGGGCTTGAGCTCCGAGGAAATGGCCAAAGTGGCTGACGAAGCGACCGACCTGTACACGAAGATCAAGGGCTATGCCAATGATGGCTATGCCGATGCTGCCAAGTATATGGATTCGTACATCGAGTTCTACAAAGAACGTGAAGAGGCCGAGAAAAACTACTTCGAGAAGGTTACGGGCATGAATTTCGATTCGGTCGAGGACAGTTTCAAGAATATGCTGCTTAATATGGAGGCGGATGCTTCGGATGCCGGGGCGGAGATTGCCGATTCACTGCTTCTTTCCATCGTGACGCAGATGATGAGTGATACATATACCACCAAGCTCAGGGACTGGTATGACAAGTATGTGTCGTATGCGAAGGAGGATGGCCTTTCCGAAGAGGAGGCTGACGAGTTGAAGGCAGAATATCTTGACATATACAATCAGGCTGCAGCGGAACGTAATGAAATTCTGAAGGCGATGGGTATCGATGATGATGTCCGTGTGTCGCAGAGTGGCAAGGCTGGCAGTTTCAATGCAATGTCCCAAGAGCAGGGTACCAAGCTTGAAGGATTGTTCGTAAGCGGCCAGATGCATTGGGCCTCGATAGACGAGCACATGGAAGATGTGTCGGTCAATATGTCGGTGGCCGTTGGCCATTTGCGCAGGATCGAGGAAAATACTGGCTCTTGCAGCACACAACTCGGAAGCATCCTTGCGACAATCAACAAGATAAAGAGTGACGGACTTAAAGTGAAGTGATATGGAAAAGATATTGGGTGGACTGGTTAAGATAAACAATGTAGATATATGGACTCAGTACGGTGCGTTCCTCACAGAAAAGAAGAAAGGAGGTCGTGACAATCTGAAAGCCATTACCCGAGCCTCGAAGGTGAAGGCACATGTAGGTGTGAATATCCGCGAAGAGAATGGTGTGAAGTATTCCGAGAAACTGACCGTGGCGAATGAGGAACGTGAGGTCACGCTGCACTTCGCCCTTGTGGCTGATAATCGTGAGGCATGGTGGTCGAACTATACCGGTTTCATTCGCTTCTTGAAGCAGGGTGCCGATGGCTGGCTCAATGTGACATTCACGGAGCTCGGTCTTACGTTGCGTATGTTCTATGTCGATAGCAGTGATCCTGAACCATTGACCTGCCTTTGGAAAGGTGGCAGGCAGGCAAGCCGTTTCAAGATAAAGTTCAAGGAACCCAATCCGATATTTTGACAATGATAAAACACTATTAGAATATGCTTCTAACGATATACGACCGCTACGGACAGAAGAGGACCCAAACAGCCGTTGATGACAACAGCACGCAGGCGAAGGAGATCCAGGCAGATAATGTGCTGGCACTCTCCTTCACGCTGTATGAGTATGTGGCGCTTGATGTGAACGACTATGTGGACTTCATGGGTGAACGCTATTGGCTCATGGAGAAGTACCACCCTACAGAAAAGAGTAGTGTGGAATGGGTGTACGATTTGAAACTGTACGGGATCGAGAGCCTTGTCAAACGTTTCTTGGTACTCAAGACGGTAGATGGGGAGGATGAGCCAGTCTTTACCCTTACAGCTCCCCCGAGGGAACATCTTGCCTTGATCGTGCAGGCAATCAATGATGGTATGGGTGGCATTACCGACTATAAGGTAGGTGCGGTGACGGGTACGGAGAATGTGGTGATGGACTACGAAGGAACCTACTGCGATGAAGCCCTGAAACAACTTGCCGGAAAGGTGGGAGCAGAGTGGTGGATGGAGGGTCAGACCCTCAATCTGAGCCGATGCGAGTATGGTGCAGAAATCACCCTCGGTTACAACAAAGGATTGGTTGGTGGCATAGAAAAGGATATGGCCGACAATGCCAAATTCTATACCCGTCTGTTCCCTATAGGCAGCAATAAGAATATAGACCGCGAGGTATACGGCCACAGTCGCCTGCAACTGCCGAGCAGGGAGCGCTATGTGGATCTGAATACGGATAAATACGGTATTATCCACCATTACGAGGCCAATGCCTTTGCTGACATCTATCCGCGCCGCATAGGAACTGTGAGCAGTGTGCGTAGTGTGACACGCAAAGACAAGGATGGGAACTATTACACGATATTCTACTTCAAGGACAGCACCCTTAACTTCAACCCTAACGATTACGAGATAGCACAGAAGGTGAAGCGTGTCTCCTTTCAGGAGGGCAGTGAACTTGCCGGGTTGGGTAACGAGGAGGATGGTACCTACTTCTTTGAAGTGAACTATGACAGTAAAACGAAGGAGTTTGAACTTATCACCATTTGGCCCTATGACAACGATATGCAGCTTCCCAATGAAACGCTCGCTCCTAAGCCTGGTGACAAGTATATCCTTTGGAATATCAGTATGCCCTACGAATACTATGCCTTGGCCGAAGAGGAGTTCCTGACAGCCGTGGAGGCATACAATGCCGAGCATGGGAGAGATGTGGCACGCTATAAGGGTACGACCGACCATGTGTATGTGGAGGAGAATGCTGTGGATATATATCTGGGCCGCCGTGTACGTCTGGAGAGCAAGGAGTATTTCCCCGAGACGGGTTACCGTAGCAGCCGTATCACGAAGATAACGCGCAAGGTCAATCTGCCTGAGCAAATGGACATTGAGATAAGTGATGCGCTCAGTACAGGCACGATGGCCAAGATTGGTGGTGAGATTACGGATGTAAGGAACTATGCGAAGAGCATTGCCGGCAGTATCTCAATCCCCGACATCATCCGCAGCTGGGACAATACATTGCCCACGGACAACAATCTGTTTTCCGCACGCCGTAGCAAGCAGGAGTTCTTGCACAAGGATGAACCCGACCGTGCCCGGAAGAAAATCATCTTTGACGAGGGTATCGACTTGGGTGATTATGATGGTGAGCATGGTGGCCGTTTGGATGGCAAAGGCAATGCTGACCTTCTCACCTTGGTAGTGCGCGAGATGTTGCGCAGTGCCCAATTTGTTGATGGCCTCACAGGGGAGGGATATGGTTTGTGGATAGATGAGGATGGACTTGCCAACCTCACGCTCGATAAACTCACCGTGCGCCAGGTGATGACCGTTTTAGAGTTGCTTATCCAAAAGGTGCGCAGCGTTGGCGGCCAGATTGTCGTGTCGGCTGCCAATGGCAAGGTGAAGAGTGCAGAATTTACAGATGGATTCTATAAGATAACTTTCGAGCAGGAGAATACCTTCAAGGCTGGTGACCTGATGCGCTGCGCCACTTATAGTGGAGGCAACAGCAAAGGCTATTGGGTGGAGATAGCATCGGTTGAGGGTGACAGCGTCCTCGTGGCCGAGGTGGAATTTGAGGAAGTGATACCTGCAGAGGGCGACGAATGTGTGCTCTTCGGCAGTAAGACGGATACGAATAGGCAAAACCTGATATCCATTGCAGCCACCGAAGACGGCCAGCCGAGAATCGATGTGCTGGATGGTATCAGTAGCAAGAGCCTTGCAGGTTGCACTCGTGCCCGGTTGGGTAATCTTGATGGAATCAAGGATGACCATTTCCCCTTGGACCATCAGCCCCATGGTGATGGCCTGTATGGTGACAATGTATTTCTTCGAGGAACATTCCTGCTGAGCACGGGCGAAGACGTGAAGACCCGCTTCGAGGTGATGGAAGGAACAATCCGTACGGCAGTGGAAGGACTACGCCAAGACTTCACCGAAGATAAGGGATTCCTGAACAATGTGACCTTCTTCGATGGTATGGATAAGTGGACCACTGAGAATGAAGCCGTCTTTTTCCTTGTGGGGAACAAATGGATATGGGCCAACAACAATGTGCTGACCAAGAAGGGCAATTCGGCTTCGGTGACCACGGATGACGGCCGTACGGTGGTGCATATCAAGAATCGATACATCAAGCAGAGCAATGCGAACCTGCGCAGCAAGCCTACATTTGCGGCCAATGCAGAGGGAGAACTGGAAGCCATGCCGGTATACCTTTCGTTCTTCTATCGCACCGCCAAGGAGGGTACGCTGAAGGTCGCTTTCGAGAATGTAGACAAAACGGGCTTTGCCAACTTCAATTCGTTCGAGGTGGAGGAGGTCCTGCCTGTGAGCGATGGATACAAGCAATATACATGCAGCGGCCTTTGGAATGGAACGGGAGACTTCAAATTGTCCTTCACGGGCGATATATATCTGTACATGCTCGTGCTCAGTACCGACAAGGTCGAATCGCTTACGTACAAGTATCGGACATTGTTCGAGCAGTCGGAGCGTATGGTAAAGATATGTGCTGCGGTGTTTGACAAAGACGAAAAAGCCCTGAAAGAAACAGGCCTGTTTGTCAAGCCCGAAGGCGTTGGCATCTATGCCCAGGATGCTGAGGGTAACCTTGCTTTGATTGGAGCTTCGGTAGAGGTTGACCTTCCAACTGGTGAAAAGAAAAGCGTTATAAAACTGACAGCCGACAATATCCAGTTGGAGGGGTTAGTAACAGCCAACGAGAATTTCAAGATATTGGAGGATGGAAGTATCGTGGCTGTCAATGGTAAATTTGAAGGCGAAGTGAAAGCCACCGCAGGCAGTTTCGGAGTTATGTCCTTTGCTGGTGATATTTACGACTCCTCCATCGGACGGATTCGTTTCGGGCATCTTGATACATCCTTTACGGTTATAAGTACAAGTGAGGAGGAACTTGGGCGAAATGCCAATATCTATGTGTACAACGAGGTCGGGAATTATGGTTTGGTTAGTATAGCCCCTACGGCATTGTGGGCTATTGGGGATGTGCAGGTTGATGGAGACATAACGGCCAGTGGAAAACTTAAGGTTGGAGGAAAGACATTAACAACGAAGAATGCGAGCCTAATGTCCTACGATAACGAAGGAAATGCAATTTGGGAAACAATAACATATTTGACATTGGTATGACAATCGATTTTAGGAAGATTGAAGTTGAAATAAACTTCGAGGGAGAAAAGAAAACCGTAGATGTGAGCAAGGATCTTGCGAACTATTGCAAGAGTAGAACAACCGATATCGGCTTCGAGGACTTCTGCCGGGAGATATATCACAAAGGTGAGGTTGAGGTCAGTGCAGAGTATGCCGATGCGATTATCGCTATTGTCAGCGCAAAGAACTGCCCATTCTACGCATTTGTAAAACGAGGTATCATCAAAGGTCTTAAATAAAGAAGAGTTATGGCACTTTCAGAACAAGACAAACAAGAGTTGTTGAATGCGATCAAGGCGGAATCGCAGAGTTGTGATGAGTTGGAAACCGTGGCCATTCTTGACGGTGTGGTCAGTCTCCCGGCAATGAAGGGAACAAAACTTGTAAATGTCCCCATCAGCCTATTGGAGAAACCGGCCAAAGATGCAGCGACGGTTGCCCAATATGCGGCAAACGCAGCTAATGACGCATGCAATCAGGCTATGGCCGCTGTAGAGGAAGCGGGTCAGGCTGTCCTTGATACCCAGAGGGCCACATCCGACGCCAACTCGGCGGCAGATAATGCTAACTCGGCGGCATCCGCTGCTGAAGCGGTAGTGGCTTCTCATGAGTCCACCGCTATAGCCGCTCGCGGTGGCGCTACGGCCAGGTTTGATGAATTTTGCGCGATAGGTGGTGACCGTATCAACTTCACCGCATGTGATGCAGATGGTGGTTCGGTAGTCTACAGTACTGCCATGAACAAGTTCCTTTATCTACACGACACGGAGTACTATCTATCCTGGACAAATAGCACGGAGCACCCATATGGCATGTATATGGATTCCGAAGGGCATGTGATCAAGGGTAAGATATACCTTTTCGGTGAGACGATGTATGTCTGGAGCGATGAGAAGGGCTGCCTTGTGGAGGCCAGCGGAAGCGGTTCGGGCAGTGGTTTCTACAATGTGACCTCCAACCTTCCACTCAGAAGCGGCTATTACTATACGCTCGCCAGTGCCTTGACATCGCTCGGAACCGCAGATATAGATGATGAGCAGAAGCCGGGAATGATAATCACTTTCGAGGTGTCTGCCGGAAAATGGGTGGAGTACCGTTTCTGTGGATCATCGATTGCAAGTTTCCTTGATGTGGCAAGCTGGGAGGAGTACGGTGGTGGAAAAATCAAGCAGATTGCAGTGAACGGCCAGAACGTCACTCCTGATGCCGAGGGTAAGGTCAATATCTTGATTGAGCAAACCGAGGTGGATGAAACCCTCGACGCAGGCAGTACCAACCCCGTGCAAAATGCCGTCGTCACCAAAAAACTGAACGAGGTGGAGGCCTCCACAGTGTTCGGTATGAATGCCGAGATGAGTGACGATGAGAGCAGCGTGCGCCTTGCCCTCATCAACAAGAGCGGTGCCGAGATTGTAGCGGTTGACCTCCCAGCAGGGAGTGGTGGCGGTGGTGGCGATGCCAGCACCACGAAGGTTGTGCTGAATGCTTCGGTGGACAATCCCATTGTCAAGGAGGGCGGCAACGTGCGTCTCTCGTATACCTATGACCACCAGTACAGCAGCGGTGACGATGCCGGACAGACCACAGGACAGAAGGCCACCGTCGAGATAACCATGAAACGTGGTAGCACCACCACGTATAGCAATACCATCAAGGAGGTCAGCAAGGGAACCTTTGACCTTGACATCTCCAAGTACCTGTTCGTGGGCAATACGGACATCTATGTGCGAGCCACAACAGTGGATCCTGGCACAGGAAAGACGCAGACTAAACAGAGCTACGTGAGCGTACAGGTCGTTGCCCTCTCCTTGAGCAGCAGCTACAGTCTCGCCAACTCCATCGCCAACGGAGGTTACGGAGCCTCCGATACGGTAAGCATACCCTATGCCGTGAGCGGTTCGGGCACGAAGGTCGTGACGCTGTATGTCGATGGCGTGCAGCGCCTTTCCAATACCGTGACACGCAGTGGTACCACCAACGGCAGTTTCAACCTTTCGCTGAGCGGTCTTGCCATTGGTCGCCATACAGTACAGATGGTTGCCGAGATGGAGGCCTCCGAAGAACTCACGCTGAAGAGTGAGAGCATATACTTCGACATCTTCAAGCGTGGCAGCAGTGCTCCCCTTATCGGTACGATGCACAGCTTTAAGGATGGCCGTATCTTTACGGAAGACCACCTGACTCCATCCTTGGAGGTAGGACAGTATGAAGAACTGAAGTTTGACTTCGTGGTATACCATCCCAATTCCACACCGGCTTCGATGGTCATCTTCCGCAACGGCACCATATCTCAGGGTGTGAGTGTTCCCCGTACCACGCAGACGTACAGCAACCGTTTCCTTGCCCAGGGTGAGAACTCGATGAAGTTTGTCTGCGGCAGTACGGAGTACCCGTTCTTCATCAATGTGGTGGAGAGCGGCATCGACATCAGCGAGACCACCGAAGGCCTGCGTCTGAAACTGGATGCTACCGGGCGCAGCAATGAAGAGGAGAATCCTGCCACGTGGGGTGACGGGACGGTAGAGACCGTTTTCGAGAATGTGGACTTCAAGACCTCCGGCTGGTTTGACGGGGCTCTGAAACTGATTAACGGGGCGAGTATCAGCATCGGTGATACCCCCTTGAAGGATGACGTGAGCAGTACGGGTGCCACCTTTGAGTTCGAGTTCCGGCTAAGCAACGTGATGGACCGTGATGCGGCGGTCATCAGCTGCATGAACGGTGGCAAGGGCTTCAAGATAACCGCCGAGGAGGCAGCCATGTATACGGGCAGCACGAAGACCGTCACTACCGCCGAGGGCGGCACGCTGGAGACCCCCGTGGGCGTGGCCATGAAGTTCGCCCCGGACAGATGGCTCAAGGTCGCTTTCGTTGTCGGCAAGCGAAGTGAGGGCCGATTGATGGAACTCTACATCAACGGCATCCGCAGCAAGGCCGACATCTACGGCAGCGGTGACTATTTCAACCAGGATACACCTGTATCCATAACGGTGGACAGCAGCAAGGCCGATGTGGAACTGCGCAACATACGTATCTATAACCGTGCCATCAGTGATGACGAGGAGTTGTCGAACTATATTGTCGACCGTCAGGCCCTGGACGAGATGGTACGGCTCATACAGGCCAATGACATACTCGACCCCGATACGGGCGAAGTGGACATCGACAAACTGCTCGACCAGGGTAAGGCTGTTATGCTTGTTGTGCGCGAGGGTGGACTTGCCGAGGTGAATGCCACCAACAACAAGGATACGGACTTCCATTGTGACTATATCCGTATCGTTACCCCTTGGGGCGATGTTTACGAGTTCTATGACTGCTATATCCGTATACAGGGAACCTCATCGACCAAGTATCCGATGAAGAACTACCGTATCTATATCGCCAAGGGCAAGAACCCGAGGGTATACATCAACGGTGTGCTTCAGGAGGAGAAGAAGGTGCCTGTAAGCCAGGGCGGTATACCTGTGGAGAGACTCAATCCCAAGTGCGACTATTCCGATTCTTCGATGACCCACAATACAGGTGATGCCAAGTTGTTCAACGATGTGTTCAAGGAACTCGGTCTGCTGACCCCACCGCAGCGCGTCAACAGCAACATCCGTACCACCGTGGACGGTTTCCCCATCGATGTGTTCTCCGCTGAGACCATCGACGGCGAACGCACCTACTACGGACAGTACAACCTGAACAATGACAAGAGCGACTGGGCCGAGGTGACCGGCATGAAGCCCGTGAAGGCAGCCGACGGCACGTTGGTAGAGTGGGAGTGCCCGATAGCCTTGGAGTTCTTGAACAACTCCTATGCCCTGGGTAAGTTCCAACTTCACGGTACCACCGACTCTGAGGTGGAGGCGGAACTGACAGCCGGCTTTGACGATGCTCTTGAGTTCAACTACCCCAAAGACCTCTACTGGAGCGAGACGGTGGCTGCCAAGGAGGAGGGCGATGTGGCCGATGACAAGCGCAAGAATGCCATCCGCCGTCTTTGGACGTGGATACGGGACTGTATACCTGCCGGTGCGGATATGACCTGCAAGGATCTCAGCACGTGGAAGAGCGAGAAGTTCAGGAACGAGATAGCCCAGTATCTCGATGTCCCGTTCGTCCTGACCTATTACGTCTTTTCGGATTACAAGGCCCTGGTGGACCAGCGCGTGAAGAATTTGATTGCACGTACATGGGACGGCCTGATATGGTATACCACCTATTATGACGGTGATACCGCCTATCTGTTGCGTAACGACTGCTTCCTTGCCTACCTCTACACCCTCAGCCGTGAGACCTATGACTACGAGAAGGGCGGCTATGCCTTCGAGGGCTTCGACAGTTGGCTGTGGTGCCTGATACTCGCCAATATGGAGACCGAGCTGAAGGCCTGCGCCAAGAACCTACGCCAGGTGCTCACCAATGCCCGGGTGTTGGATATGCTCAACGTGGAGCAGTCGGGCAACTGGTGCGAGCGCATCTATAACAAGAGTGGCAAGTTGAAGTACATCGATCCCCAGATACATGGTGTGGAGGTGAATGGCAGCACCGTGACCTACCCCTACATCTATGCCCTGCAGGGTAGCCGTGAAGCCCACCGCACACACACGATTGTCAACCGTTTCGCGTTGCTTGATGCGAAGTACGAGACAGGCAACTATACGAGTGACAACATCGACATGTATATGAGCCGTACGGCGGCGGATGGCGCTACCTCGATGGCGGTGACCGCCAATGAGGTGTACTATTTCGGTTATGGTACCAACAACACCCCCTCGGTGCAGCCCTCACAGAAGGCAGAGGAGGGTGAGAGCGTGACACTCACCTTCAGCGAGGCCTTCTCGCTGAACGACCCGATACGTGTGTATGGTGCGAGCCGTATGCGCAGGTTGGCGACGGGTACTGCCGGTGAAGAGCTGGTGGGTAACATCAACCTCAACAAGTGTACCGTCCTTCAGGTGCTCGATATGAGTACCGCAGGGACGGGCGGTGACTACTATATGAACCTCGACAATTGCCGTCAGTTGGAGGAGGTGGACTTGACCGGTCAGAGCAAGGTGCGCACAGGCAGCCAGGCATCGACCGAACTTGACTTCGGCAACCAGACACGCCTGCATACCTTCAAGGCACGCGGCACGACGGTGAAGAGCGTCGTGTTTGCCCAGGGCGCACCGCTCACTACCGTACAACTCCCTTCCACGCTCGCCACGCTGCGTCTCGAATACCTTCCCAAGTTGACTATGGATGGTCTCACGGTAGCCGGGTATAACAGTGTGGAGACCTTCGTCTTCTCAGGTTGCCCCGGTCTGGACTGGCAGACGCTGCTCGGCCGTTGTCCCGGTGTGAAGCGCCTCCGTGTGGAGGGTATCAATATGGAGGGTGACGGCAGCCTGCTTGCAAAGTATATGGGTATGGGCGGTATCGATGCCGCTGG